AAAGCAGGTATTGAGTATCAAAAACAACAGGAGAAAAAAAATCGTGAAGACTAGAGATATAGCAATGAGCTTTGAAGAAGTATGGAAACTTGCAAACGAAACAAAAGCAACAGAACTTAAATTGCGTGAACAAGTGGATAAAAAAATAAAATTGTTAATAGGTGCAGGTTATGGAGAACAACAGGCATATAAAATGTTAGTTGGTAAAGTTATAGATTTTAGAACTTTGATGCGTTGGCATACAAGGAAAACTACGCGACCTCATCCCACTAGTATGAGTAAGTTAAAAAGTTTAGTTGAAAAGGAGAAAACATGAAGTGTAAAGGATATCAACAACCCTTAATAGGCACATCAAGTGTGGCTACATGTAATTGTGATGCTTGTGCAATACCGACTAGAAGAAATCAAGAGAAGTTACGAGAGCAAGTTACAAGAGCATTGATTTATATGCAGAATAAAGAAGTTTATACGGTGAATAAAATTAGAACTGGATTAGAACAGGAGAAAAAAAATGCTAGCTCAAAATGAGTACACTAAAGCAAGGGCTAAGTTAATTATAGATCAACCATTCTTTGGTACTCTATGTATGAGACTTAAACCAGTAGAAACAACTAAGTTAGACACAGGTGCCACTGACGGCGTTTCTCTTTTATACAACCCAAATTGGTTTCTTAAGTTAAATCAATGGGAACGTGTAGGTTTCTTAGCGCACGAAGTAATGCATTGTGTATTTATGCACATGTTACGTAGACAAAAACGTCAACATAAAAAATGGAATATAGCTTGTGACTACAACATAAATATAAACTTAGAAGATATAGGTTTTCAATTGCCTCCCGGCGGGCTAATAGATGAAAAGTATAGAGGTATGTCAGCAGATCATATATATACAATGTTGCCTCCTCAAGACGAAGACGACGGTGGTTCGTTAGACCCTGGCGGGTGTGGTGGAGTACTAGATCATCCTGATGTAGCTAATGGCCCAACTCCAAGACAAGAAACTGAGTGGACCGTGGCTATTAGTTCAGCAGCCAATGAGGCTAAATCACGAGGTATGTTGCCTGGTAATATAGAAAGCTTAATAGAAACCATACTTACTCCTCAGGTAGATTGGAAAGCTGTATTAGCTAGATTTCTTAGAGTATCTGACAAATCAGATTACTCGTGGGTAAGATTTAACAGACGTTTTATAGCTCAAGGTTTGTACTTACCCGGTTTACACAGCCCCGCTTTAGGCGAGATATCAATTATTGTAGATACATCAGGATCCGTATCAGATAATGAACTTCAAGTATTCAGTTCTGAAACCTCAGCTATACTGCAAGACTTGAACCCAAGTGCAATTAACTTTGTACAATGTGACGCTGAAGTTCATTCAGCCGTTACATACACTAGAGAAGATCTTCCTTTAACGTACGAATACAAAGGACGAGGCGGTACAAGCTTTGTTCCTGGTATAGAGTATGTACAGGAAAATTATCCATTAACCACAGCTTGTATTTATTTCACGGATTTAGAAGGCGATTTCCCAGATGAAGTGCCTGAGTTTCCAGTGTTATGGGTTACAACTGTACAACACTCTGCTCCATTTGGTGAAGTCATCTATATGGATCAGGTATTAGAGGAGGCAGCGTATGAAAATTAAACATAAGTTTAATGAGTTCTTAGACGACTACAAATCGTCTTTAATAACAGGGAGTATAGTAATTTTAGTATTAATGTTACTTATCTTCGTGGCTTACCACATAGTGGTAATTGGTTCTATTGCCGCGGCAATAGGTTTGTTAGGTTATATATATTATAGGAGTCTATAAAATGCAAACTATAGTTGCAACAACAACAACAGTATTGTGGATATTACTAGAAGCAGTGCAATTTGCTTGGATGGCTTATTTAATTTGGAGAGATCGTAATGATGTTAGTCGTAGGAGTAGGGAGCGCTTTAGGGCTTCTGTTACTAGCGCTTAAAATTGGCGGTCGCAAAACCATTGGTATGGACATCTTATTTGATGTCCTTATCACAGGTGTGCTTATATTATCTTTTATGGGTACATTCTCTGGTATGGCGGCAGCAATGTTAGGTGGATTAGTAGTAACTGTAATTTTATTTGTTATGAAAAAAACTATGGTTCACGAACGTTTAATAGTACAAAAAAACGCAATTACTGTGTATAAAAAAGTGCTTAATGTCCCTGGAATTAAGTGGAAAGAAGTACAACCAGATTGGAAAAAATAAACTAAGTGCTAACGTTTAATGACAGGATCAGTCCCTATTCTGCAAGTCTAATAGTTTGTTAGCACCTTTGTATTATGCAAAGCTAAAAAAGATTATTAGATGTTGGGACACTTATTAAAAAAAGGATATATTATGGAAAACCACAACAAAGAACTACAAAAAGATCATGATTATGTAGTTAAAGCAGTACGAGAAATGCTATTAGATTTTGAAGCTAAAGATGTGCGTACAGACTTAGCTCTTCATACTTCTTTATGTGTAATATTAGATACTGCTATAGACTCCTCTCCAGATAGACGTGAATTGTTTGGTTTAATATCTTCTGCTATGTCAGCTGCTTACGAAGTAAATTCAGCTCATCATGAAGAATGCACTGCTTTAACTAATAAAGACGATTTAGTGCATTAATCTTATTAATGTTCTTATATAAGTCTTGTTAATAATATATAATTGCGTCAAATTTAATTAACCCCAATTTAAAGGAACTTTTGTGATCGAAACAGGAAAATTTATTACCGTCTTAGCTTTAACTACAGGCCCAATACCCGCTCTTCTTATACTCTCTGAAACAGTTATAAATCATTTATAAAAAAAACCCGCTACTTTCATAACGGGTTTTAGTTTCTCATGGGAGGAGAGAAAACCTTACGAAACGTATACCCACATTTCTAATGTTCCAGCAGCTACATCTCCAGCAGGATCTACTTGAACAAGAATGTCGATTGTGTCATCAGCAGTATATACTTGTGGAGGTAAATCAGCCGCTTCGTGGTCTGTACCACCAGCTTGTCCAATTGTAGAGCCGTCTATGAATCTATCTACGTCACCACCATCACCAATATCAAGTACTAAATCTGTACCAGTATCTAAATCACTAGATTTTACTTTAACGTCATGAACAGTTTCACCAGCAAATACATCTACCATTTGGTAAACATCATTGGTGTTACATGCAACTGTAACGTTAAGTTTAGCGTATCTAACGCCTAAATTTCCATCTGGAAAAGGTTTGAAGACTTGGTTTCCGTCAACTTGAGGGGATTTAAAAATTGCCATTTTGTTCTTTCCTATATAATATTAAACAACGTACATTATGTACTATAGTTAACATAAGCCGTTTGCAGCGTATGTCAACTAATTATGGAGAATATTATTGTCAACTTACGTGTATGTAAAACGTAGCAAAATACGTTACAACTACAAAAATCCTAGAAATGTAGAATTCAAGCGAGTTCGACTGGCGGCAGCTTTTAATATGTGTCACAGAAACACAAGCGCTGGATGGGAACGTGCAAAAAAAGGCGAATATGAAGAATGGTTAAAAGCCACGAGCCGTAAACGTTAACCCCTTTAAAAACAAGAGATATATTATGATGGGCACTTATAACACTTTTTACGAACAACACGAAGCAGTTTATGGCGATGCTGTAGAAAGCGCAGTACAAATCATAGATCTTTATCCGGAGCTTGTACTTAACAAACTTTTACTTAAAAAATTAGACGACAATAATAATTTATCCAATATACATTTATCTCAACAAAGCAGAGAACAAGTGCATAAAATTCAGTGCAAAGACGAACTTATACAAGAAATTTGTGAAATTATAGTTGGAGACGTACAACACAATAATAAAATAAGAACCTTAACAAAAGGAGCCCCTGACGTAGATTTCCCTGATTTGTACAGATACATGTTTAAACCTTCTGATGTGTACCCAGAAGATTATGAATAAAATCAAATACTTAGCGAGAATTCCTAATGTACTCGTTAGCACAAAATCTTTATTTTACGGGCTAATTTGTACAAATCGCCTATAGCGGTATTATTATAAACACATTATCTAGGAGGATAATAGATGAAAATTCTTACACTTGATTTTGAAACGTTTTTTGACGTTAACTTTTCGTTAACAAAATTAACTACAATGGAATATGTTAACTCAGATGAATTTACTGTTTGGGGTGTTGGTTGCAAACTAGACGACCAACTAACTAATTGGTTTTCAAGAGACGAAGTAGAAGACTATTTTGAAGAGATAGACTGGGCTAACACTGCTGTTGTATGCCACAACACACCTTTTGATGCCTACATTTTAACTCAATACTACAAAGTTAAGCCTGCTTATTACTACGACACCGCAGCAATGAGCCGTGGTTTGTACCCAGGACAAAGCGCGCGATTAAAAGATGTAGCTGAACGTCTATTTCCTAACGACCCAACTTTAAGAAAAGGAGATGAATTAGTAACTGCAAAAGGAATTCGTGACTTACCACCTAGTATAGAAGACGATATAGCAGGGTATTGTATACAAGACGTAGTACTAACTAACGAGATATTTAAAACTTTATTGCCTAGATTTCCTCAAAAAGAATTAGATTTAATAAATTTAACTACTCGTATGTTTGTTGAGCCTAAAATAACTTTAGATATACCTATGTTAGAAAAACATAGAGATCAACACAGGCAAGACTCTCTTGCTAAGATAGAAAATTCAGGTACTACTAGAGATGTATTAGCTAGCAATAATAAGTTTACTCTTCATTTAGAAAGTTTAGGTATTGTAGTGCCAACTAAAAAATCACCCAACACTGGTAAAATGATTCCTGCTTTTAGTAAAACAGACGTTGCTTATACACAAATGTGTATGCAACATCCAGAACTTGCACACGTATGGGAGGCTAGACAAGCTGTAAAAAGCAGAATAGAAGAAACTAGAGCCGATAGGTTTATTAACTCTATTAATAAGGATGGCAGTTTTGGTGTACCTTTACGTTATTACGCAGCACATACCGGCCGATTTGGTGGTACAGAAAAAATTAATCTACAAAACCTACCGCGCGGATCTGCACTACGGCACGCTTTGTGCAGCCCCCCTGGTAAACTACTGTTTATTGGTGACCTTTCTAATATAGAAGTAAGAATGCTTGCTTGGTTAGCTAAAGAAGCTGATTTAATAGACGCGTTTAGTGAAGGTAGAGATGTGTATTGTGAATTTGCATCAGAAATTTATGGTCGTCCTATTACAAAAACTGACAAACTAGAAAGATACGTAGGTAAAACTGCTATATTAGGGTTGGGTTACGGTATGGGTTGGGAACGATTTAAATACACATTAAAAACTGGGTCCCCTTCTGTAGATGTAACTGAAAGCACAGCAAAAAGTATCGTAGAAATATATCGTGGTTCGTACCCAAACATAACACGGCTATGGGCAATGTGTAAGCAACTATTGTTTTCTATGGGAGATCAATACCAAACAGGGTCAGGCTATGGCCCATTAACAATTGGACACAACTCATTGCAATTGCCAAACGATATGTATTTACAATATCAAAACCTTACATACGCACCAGCTGAAGGTGGTTTTATATACAACTCATACAAAAGAACAGAGCGATTGTACGGACCTAAACTTACAGAAAACATTGTTCAAGCTTTAGCTCGTATAGTTATAACAGATGCAATGCTTAAATTAGACGACGTTGTGCTGCAAGTGCACGATGAAATAATAACTTGTAAAGCTACTGATACGCCAGAAGATGAGTTAAAGTACATGCTAGATGTAATGACTATAGCACCTGATTGGTGCCACGACATACCACTAGCAGCCGAAGGAGGCTTCAGTACTAAATATAATAAATGAATAATCTAATTTTAACTCGAAGAAAAAAAGAGTCTGTAGTAGTATATAACAAAGAAGGTGTTTTAATTAAAATCGTAGTAACTGCCCTAGGCGCAAAGCAAGTAAAACTAGCATTTGAAGCTGAAGATACAATAAGAATAGACAGAGAAGAGATATACAACGCTAGAAAGTAACCGCATCACATACTCTTGGAGGAGCAATATATGGAATTAATTTTTTTAAGTGCAAAAGACGCCCTTGTAAAACAGATATCAAAAGATAAAACTACCCCTTATCCATTAGCTAAAAGCTTTACTTCTGAACACTACGAAATTGAAAAGTCAGCAGAAGGACTAGAAGAATTTGAACGTTTAATTGTTGCAGAAGCATCTAAAGGCAGATGTTTACACAAAGGTAAGCTAACTAGAAAATTAAAAAACGAATCAAGAGCAGGTATAGCTGACAGAAATGCACTGACTGATTTACTCGTGTTTGATTTAGATGGAATAGAACTTCCAGGTGTTAACATTCGTGGGTCTATTACGTCACATGATATACATAACATCTCAGAACAATTTGTTGCTCTTTTACCAGCTGAATTTCAAAATGTTTCTTACATTACACAAGCCAGTGCTAGTTTAGGATTAAAAGGAAACAAAATATCTTTGCACATGTTCTTTGTATTAAAGAACGGTGTATACCCTAGAGCATTAAAGAACTGGTTAAAGACTTTAAATTACGAAATAGATTTATTAGCTGATCAATTAACTCTATCTGCTAATGGACATAGTTTAAGATACCCTTTAGATACTTCTGTAGCTGACAATTCAAAGTTAATTTATATAGCAGCCCCTAAGTTTGTAGACGTACAAGACCCAATAGACGGGAATAGAATTGTTCGTATAACTAGAGGTGAGCCGACCGTGGACATTAATTCTTTGATCTCTGATGTTAACAGAGAAAAAATAAACACCATAGAAAACAAAATAAAAGATGGGCTTAGAAACAAAATAGGCTTACGAAAGAAACCTACTAAAACTACAAATATAACTATAAATGACGAGTTTGTAGAGTTACTTCAAAACCCAGACAAGATGAACATACAAGTTAGCAGGATCTCAGAACCGTACGTAAACTGCAATGTAAATGGCGGCGATAGTGGCGGTTATTATTTCTTAATAACTAATCCTTATTATATGTACAACTTTAAAGGCGAACCTATATGGGAGATAGAAAAAGCTGACCCAGAGTTTTATAGATATGTATTTGATAACATATTAAAAGACGAAGGTTCACCTGCTAAACCTGTTGTACTAAGAGATTTCTTTACAGATACTTATTACAATGGTTTGTACGACAAAACTAAACAACAATTTACAGATGAGTTCCCTTTGACTCCTACTAACAAAACAAGCTTAGAAGGATTTATGCGCACGCATAACGGGCCTATGCCTGACTTTGTACCAGATGCTAGAGTAGTATTTGACCCTTCTGCAAAAGAAGGAATTAATTTAGACAAAGCTCCTTACTTTGTAAACATGTATAGAAGAACTTCTTACATGTTAAAACCAGATGAAATAACAGAGACTAGTTATGGAGAAGCTTTTGAAAGATTAATAGTTTCCTGTCCTAATATATCTAAATTAATAAAACATGTATTAGGCGACGGAGAAATAGAATTTGAACATTTTGTTAATTGGTTAGCTTATATATATCAAAAGAAACAAAAGTCTATGACCGCTTGGATATTCACCGGCGTTCCAGGCACTGGTAAGGGTGTACTTGTACAAAAAGTTTTAAAGCCGTTATTCGGAGAACAACAAGTACCTATGAGGTCCTTAGAAAATATAGAAGAACAGTTTAATTTGTACATGCGTACAGCGCTCTTCTTAGTTGTAGACGAATTTAGAATGGGAGACTCAGGCAACATAGGAAAGATGGCTGACAAGTTAAAGCATCAAATTACAGAACCTACACTTACTATAAGAGCTATGCGTACAAATCAAATAGAGCTGCCAAGTTTTTGTAACTTTATATTTCTTACTAACCGCGCAGATGCAGTCCGTATAGAAGAGGGTGACAGACGTTACAACGTAGCTCCTCGACAAGAACGTAAGTTAGAAGTTGTACATCCAGAGTTAATAAATAATATAAATGAACTTCGTAATGAGTTGTACACATTCTCTGGGACACTGCAGTCATTCGCAGTAGATGCTCGTATGGCACACACAGTCCTTGAAAATAATGCTAAGAAAGAAATGAGACAAGTTAGTATGTCTGTACTAGAAGAATTTGCTAACGCTATTAAAACTCAAAACTTACAGTATTTTACCGAAGTGTTAGATATTCCATTAACTAATACTTTTGACGCAGGCAGTCTTTCTATTGCACAACGTTATGTAAAAGACTGGATATCTAAAGTAGGAGAAGAAAGTGTTATACCTATGCAACATTTTAAACTGGTGTATGACGTACTTACTGACAGTAAGAATAGAATGTCAGCTAGAGATTTTTCTAAAGCAATGTCTAGACACAACGTATCTACAGGACGAAAAAGAATAGGCACAAGTAAAGCAGCCTCAGCCCCAAGAGGAATTATTTTAGTTTGGTACTTACCAGACGACCAAAAAGATGTTTTAATAGAAACACATTTTGATCAAAAAGATAAAACAGCATTAGTAAATTAGGAGTTTTTACATGGATCTAACACAGGACGTACGACCAGACTTATCAAATATTCAAACTAATAGTTCAAAAGATAAAGAGTTAGGTCTTATACCTGCTTGGTCTTACTCTTCTTTAAAAACTTTTGAGAGCTGTGCTTATAGAATATACATATCTAAAGTAAAAAAAATACAAGAAGACTACGGGCCAGCAGCTGACCGTGGTACAAAGATACATACTCAAGCAGAAGATTATGTACAAGGTAAATTAAATCAAATGCCAGATACTCTTAAAAAATTCCATTCGCAGTTTGAAGTTCTAAGAGAACTCTACAAAGAAGGCAAAGTAGGAGTAGAGGGCGAATGGGGGTTTACAATTGACTGGGAAGCTTGTGAATGGATGGCTAAAGACGTATGGGCTAGAATAAAATTAGATGCTATCGTACACGAATCTCCAACTTCAGCTAGAGTTATAGATTACAAAACAGGTAAAAAGTTTGGTAATGAAATAGCTCATGGCCAACAAGCTTTAATATACGCTATAGGAAGTTTTTTTAAATACCCAGAGCTTGAACATGTTCAAACTGAATTGTGGTACTTAGATCAAACAGAAACAAGTCTACAAGCGTATACGCGAGAAGAGGCCATGATGTTTATGCCCGGTATAAATGAACGTGCATTAACTATGACTTCTACTACAAAATTTCCGCCTAATCCTTCTTCTTACAGTTGTAAATGGTGCTCTTATAAAAAAGGAGACAGCCCAATGTGTGAGTGGGGAATAAAGTAGAAACTTTTCCGATCTTATGTTAAAGTTAATATAAGAACTAAATAATAAATACAAATACTAAATATAAATATGATGGACATACCTAATCCGTATGCGCACCAAAGCGCTACTACCGACTTTATCCTTTCAACCCCCAAATGCTTAATAACTTCTGATCCCGGCACTGGTAAAACAAGAGCTGTGTTAGATGCTTTTGCTAAACGTGGTACTAAAATGCTCGTCTTAGCTCCTTTATCTATATTAGAAGCAGCATGGGTAGACGACTTAGTTAAGTTTCAACCTACGTTAAAACCCGGCATAGCTTATGCTAAAAACAGAAAGAAAATATTTGAAGACCTAAGTCTTAATGTAGTTGTAACAAACTTTGAAGCAGTTAATTTTCTAATTAAAAATCCTGTTCTATTAAATGGTTTTGACACTATATGTATAGACGAGTTTACTGCTTTTAAAAATAGAACTTCAAAACGTTCTAAGGCTTTAAATAAACTAATTCAAAGGTTTGACTACAGAATTGCTATGTCAGGCACACCTAACAGCAACACTATATTAGATCTTTGGCACCCAGCTATGCTTGTAGATAATGGAGAAAGACTAGGAGGAAGGTTCTTTGCTTTTAGAAACCAAGTATGCACTCCTAAGTTTAATGGGTTTGCTAACGTATGGATAGACAAACCAGGAGCAGAAGAAGCAGTCGCAGACAGGCTACGTGACATAACTATACGACATGCATTAGAAGATTGTATGGACTTACCTGAAAATATAACTAGAACTATATACACTAACTTAAGTAAACAAACAAAAGAAGCATACGATACTTTAGCAAACGAATCTGTGTTGTACACTAAACAAGGGACCATCACTGCTGTAAACGCTAGTGCAAGGGTTAAGAAATTATTACAACTTGTAACTGGCGCTGTATACACAGCTGAAGGAGAATACAAATTTGTACACCAAGAACGTTATGACTTAGTAATGGATCTAATAGATGTACGTAAACACTCTTTAGTAGCATTTAATTGGAAACACGAACGTGATCATTTAATTGAGTTAGCTAAATCTAGAGGGTTTGAATACGAAGTTATAGATGGAGATGTACCAGCTCATAAAAGAAAAGACATTGTACATAGATATCAAGCCGGTCAAATAAAGGTACTCTTTGCACATCCTCAATCTGCTGGACACGGATTAACACTTACAAAAGCAACTACCTGTATATGGTGCAGTCCTACATATAATGCAGAACATTTTCAACAATTTAACAAACGTATACACAGAGCTGGGCAAACTAAGAAAACAGAAACAATACTAATATCAGCAAGAGACACTTGGGAAGAAACAGTTTATAAGAAATTAGATTCTAAGTTAGATAGAATGGAGAATCTATTAACAGTACTATGTAAATTATATAATGAAAAAGAAAAAAGAGATGCTCCCACTAGGTAAAGACATTGAAAATCAAGTAGCTCATTTAAGCTGCTATCCAAATGAAGTATTAGCAGCAGCATTATTGTTTGTTCTTACTAACGATAACGAAGAATACCCAGAATCAGATGAAGACTTTAATAATATTGTTTCCAATGCAGGAAGAAAAGCCTTGAGCCTTGCGGATGAAATTAATATTTTGTACAACACTCAAAAAGAAACTAGGCACTAACTATGAAAGAAAACATAAACGAACTAATAAACAAACTTGCTGACACTAGAGATTCTATAAATCTTCTAGATGCAGAAAAAAAAGAATTATCTCGAACTAAACAAGACCTAGAATCTAGGCTTGTAGCTGTAATGGACGATCAAGGTATCGAAAAAACAGCTAATGATCGAGCAACAATTTCTGTGAAAACAGAAACAATGCCTAGCGCAGAAGACTGGGACCAAATATATAAGCACATACTTGCTACTGAGCAATTTGAGCTTTTACATAGACGTCTTAGTGCCCAAGCGTTTCGGGAATTATTATCTTTAGGGATGACTGTTCCAGGTATTAAAAGCACTGACGTGATCCGTATTAATTACAGAACACGTACTTAATAATAACTATGAAAAATGGAAAAATAATAATGGAAAAACAAGAAATATCCTTAGTCTCTGACAAGGTTCCTGCACATGTAAAAGCTGCTGCTGGTCTCGGTAACGAAGAAGTGTCATCAGAACATCTGCAAACACCTCGTGTAAAATTGTTACAACAACTAAATAATGAAGTTGACGAGCAACACAGCGAATACATAGACGGGGCTAAACCAGGGCATTTTGTAAACAATATAACAAAAGAAATTTATGGCACAGAGCTATACGTACTTAATGTTAGGTTTACTGAAGACTTCGTTGTCTGGAAAAAACGTGAATTTGGTGGTGGGTTAATAGGTACATATAAGACTTTACAATCTGCTATGGATTTTATGTCCGCACAAAGTATGGATCCGGAACAGCATGATGTAATTCAAACGCATTCACACATGCTAGTCCAAAAGAATCCTAAGACTGGAGAATTAGGTATGCCTTTTATAATGGATTTCTCCTCTTCTAAGTTACGTGTTTCACGTTCTTGGAATTCACAAATCCAAACTAAAGGCGGAGATAGATTCTCTGTTTTATGGAAGCTTGAGTCTGTTAAGAAAGCTAACAGAGCTGGTCAACAATTCTACAATTTGGATGTTGCAGAAGTTGGTTGGTCTCAAGAAGAAGACTACAATGTAGCCAAGGAGTTATACGAGACAACTCGTCCTAACGTGGCTTCGTAGTTTCTCATGGGTGGGGGGCTTCATGAGTCGAGTATAAGAGTTGGGTTCATTACCCAACCGCCCTCCCATTCTTTATTATGAACGAACACTCATTTATTAAATCTATACACTCAAAATTAGACACTAAAGTCTTTGTATGGAAAATAGCAGACAGATTTCAAGGTGGCGTGCCTGACGCGTACTATTCAGGACCCACTGGTTATATGTATGTAGAGTATAAATACCAACCTAAGTTACCTACAAAACAAGAAACTAAAGTTAAAATAAACTTAAGTGAACTACAAAGACTTTGGCTGGCTAAAGCTAAATCACATAACCATCTCGCGTACATCGTCCTGGGATCTCCAGCAGGCGTGTACATAACTGAAGACGACCGTGAAGCATGGATATCTCACAAAGACTTATTAAAAAAATCAATACCTAGAGAATCTTTTATTAATGGTATTGACAACGTGTGCCTGCACAAACAAAAAAAACTATTATGAAAGAAGACTTAGTAAACAACCCTAAACATTATAATCAAGGGGACATAGAATGTATCGACGCTATACGGGCCATGCTCAGCTCCGAAGAGTTTATTGGGTACTTACGCGGAAACTCACTGAAATACAGATGGAGGTTTCGTTATAAAAACGGCGTACAGGACTTGGATAAAGCCGAGTGGTACGAAAACAGACTAAAAGAAGAGTTAAAAAAACTAGACACTTAATACAAAAAGTGCAATATTATCAATACTATAAGCTTTAGAAACTAAACTTTGGAGGTTTTATGAGTGAATTAGCAACATTAAATGGCGAATGTCAAAGCTTGGCAGACAGCCCATGCGTAGGTTGGTGTACCACCAGACAGTTTGGAGATGACCGTTGTAAAAGTTGTGGAAGACTAGAAAGTGAAATAAAACAATGGAGTGAGTATACTGTTATAGAGAAAAAACTAATCAACATTAGAAATGCCGGAGAGGGATTTAAGATACGACAGTGCGTACCTATTGGTTGGAGACCTTCCCCTTCTCAACACGTTTAAGCACGCTTTGCTGATTTAGTACGTTTAAAAGATCTATTGGACGACGCAGTCCGTACAACAGTATTTCCAGAAGAGTTGTTGTTAGGGTTATTATCTCTGTGATGAATATCTTTACCGTCACCTTTCTTTACTGCTCCTGTACGTTCAGCTGCTCGACGGGCCGTATTACGTCCGGCTCTTCTTTTCTTTTGTGCAGATGATCCGTGGTAGTTGTCATATTCTTTTCTATAATTTCTAGCCATTGTTTAAACTCCCTTGTTTTAAAATCCCAAAATAATCCTAAATAACAGTTATCCATTTAATGGGTTGTCCTCTTCTAGTTTTTCTATTTCAATCCACAACCTTTCAACTTCATTAGTTAGTGTAGCTGTAGACGTTTTAAGGTCACTATTATCTGGTATTACTATGCTATCTATAGATTTGTTAATGTATTCAACTGAAGTTTCAATAGATGCAAAGCGTTCTTCAATGACCTTCTGGGACGCTTCTGTGTCGCTTATCCCACCAATTTGTGCCTCTAGGTTCTCTAATCTATTTACGTAAGTAGCTCCTGTATAACCAAACCCAGCTAAAGTACCTACAATACTTACCAGGGCTATAAGTTGTGTTGTTTTGTTTTCAAACCAGTTCATAATATTTCCTATAAATTAGGCTGTAAGTTTATCATCTCACTTAACGTATTAAAACTAGTTCCAGCTAATTC